GGCAGAAAAATATAAGTCGTGAAGGCTGCCCACCTTGGCCAAGCGTAAGCCAACCCCTACCCCCAAGACTGACGCCCCCAAGGCCGCCTACGAGCAGCAGAAACAGGCGTCGTCATCGTGGAACCGACGCACCTCTGCGGCCGGTCGCGAGATCGGCGAAATCCCGCCGGTCACCAACGCCAAGCGGGCCAAGGCCTGCCGCACCAGCTTCCGGCTTTTCTGCGAGACGTACCTCGCCGAGCTGTTCCCGCTCGCGTGGTCGCCCGACCACCTCACGGCCATCGGCAAGATCGAGGCCGCCGTCTTGCGTGGCGAGCTCTTCGCCTTCGCCATGCCGCGAGGCTCGGGCAAGACCACGCTGTGCGAGGCGGCCTGCCTCTGGGCTCTGCTCTACGGGCACCGCCCGTTCGTGATGCTAGTCGGTGCCGACCAGGCGATCAGCTGCTCGATGCTCGAAAGCATCAAATCGCACCTGGCCCAAAACGATCTGCTGCTCGAGGACTTCCCGGCGGCCTGCTATCCGATCCGCTGCCTGGAAGGCATCTCGGCCCGCGCCCGTGGGCAGACCTGCGACGGCGTGTCGACCTCGCTCGATTGGACGGCCGACCAGATCACCCTTCCCTGGATCCCCGGCGCGGCCTCGGCCGGCGCCGCCGTGCGGGTGGCCGGCATCACCGGTCGCATCCGCGGCGTGAAGCACACCCGCCCCGACGGGGCCACGGTGCGACCGTCGCTGGTGCTAATCGACGACCCGCAGACAGACGAGTCTGCGGCAAGCCCGGCCCAGGTCGCCACCAGAGAAAAAATCCTGTCCGGTGCGATTCTCGGCTTGGCCGGTCCCGGCGCGAAGATCGCCGGCCTCTGCACGATCACCGTCATCCGGCCCGACGACCTGGCCGACCGTCTGCTGGACCGCAACCGGTCGCCTGCGTGGCAGGGCGAGCGGACGCAGCTGGTGTACGAGTGGCCGATCGAGGAGGAGCTCTGGAGCCAGTACGCCGAGATCCGCAGGCAGGGCCAGCGGGATGGCAGCGGCACCGGTGCCGCTGACGAGTTCTACGCGAGCCAGCGCGAGGCGATGGACAAGGGCAGCCGGGTGGCGTGGCCCGAGCGGCACAACGAAGACGAACTGTCGGCGATCCACCATGCGTGGAATCTTCGCATCGACCGGGGTGAGTCGGCATTCTTCGCCGAGTACCAAAACCAGCCGATGGCCGACGACATCTCCTCGGAGAAGCTCGACCGCAAAGCACTGGCCCAGCGGGCGGTGCGGCTGGCCCGGCTCACCGTGCCGCTCAATCACGACACCGTCACGGCGTTCGTCGACGTGCAGGAAAAACTCGTCTACTGGCTGGTGGCAAGTTGGAATCAATCCTTCGGCGGGCACGTGGTCGCCTACGGCACTTACCCTGACCAGGCGGCGAGCGTGTTCGAGGCCCAGACGGTGAAGAAGACCTTGGGCAGCGTGTCGAAGATGGGCTTCGAGGCGGCGCTGCGGGCCGGCCTCGACAAGACCGCCGAGCTGCTTCTCGGCCGCGAGTGGCAGCGCGAGGATGGGACCGCCATGCGGATCGATCGCCTGCTCGTCGATGCCAACTGGGGCAGGTCGACGACAACCGTGCGGACGTTTGTCAGGCAGTCGCCGTTTGCGGCCAGCATCTACCCGAGCCACGGCAAGGGCATCGGTGCATCATCGGCGCCGCTGGCCGAGAAGCGTGCTCGAGGTGACCGCCTTGGCCTCAACTGGCGAATCGGCCAAATCTCGGCCGGGCAGCGGTCGGTGACCTACGACACAAACTACTGGAAGAGCTTTGTGGCGGCGCGGCTGAGGATGGGCATCGGCGACCCCGAGGCAATCACGTTTCACGACGGCCATCACGACCTGCTGATCCAACACCTCACAAGCGAGTTTCCGGTGCGGACCGAGGCCCGCGGCCGCGTGGTCGACGAGTGGCATTCGGCCGGACGGGAAAACCATTGGCTCGACTGCTTGGTCGGGTCGGCGGTGGCGGCGAGCATCACCGGCCTGCAGCCGACGGCCACAGAGGCTGGCACGCGGGCCCGCCGAAAGATCACACTGCCCACAGGCCAAGGCGGCCGCAAGGTAATCACCGTGAAGAGGCTGGGAGCATGAGCGGCAATCTGATCGCCCTCACGGGTTTGATTTACCTCTACGTGGCGGCGGAGCAGGCCTACCGCGGCAACATGGGCCTGGCGATCGCCTACGCCGGCTATGCGTCGGCCAATGTCGGCCTCTATCTCGTGGCGACCAAGTAGCCACACCCCCTGCGGGTCGATGGGCATTCTGCCCTACCGTCGCTTCCATGAGCGACGAAGTATCCGACGCACTCAAGAGCGCGGCGCAGCAGCCCAAGCGCGTCCGCACCGATGCCGGTGAAGTTGAGGCCCACGACCTGCGCGAGCAGATCGAGGCCGACAAGTACCTCGCCGCCAAGGCTGCGGCCTCGAGCACCAACAAGCACCGCGGCCTGCGGTTCAATCGCATCATCCCGCCGGGGACGATCTAGGTGGCGTTCCTCGACCTTTTCCGAGGCCAGCAAAAGCCCCGCCCGGCGGCGGTACCGTCGGTGCGTGCCCGCTTCGATGCGGCCGAGCGTGGCGATGATTACAAGCACTGGCAAAACGCCGACGCCTTCGCGGCCGATGCGGCCTTGTCGCCGTTTGTTCGCCGCACAATGCGGAACCGGGCCCGCTACGAGCGAGCCAACAACAGCTACCTGGCCGGGATCTCCGGCACGCTGGCCAATGACCTGATCGGCACCGGCCCCCGGCTGCAGCTCGACATCGGCGACGACGAGGCCGCCCGCACCGTGGAGCGGCTGTTTTTCGATTGGGGCTGGACGGTCGACCTGCCGGCCAAGCTGCGGACCATGCGCGAGGCCCTGGTCGTCGACGGCGAGGCATTCGCCCTCATGGTCAACAACTCACGGCTTTCCGGCGTGCAACTCGACCTGCGGCTGGTCGAGGCCGAGATGGTGGCCACGCCGACCGAGCTCATGAGCCAGACGATCACGCCCGAGGGCAATGTGGTCGACGGCCTGGAGTTCGACGCGATTGGCAACGTCATCGCCTACCAAGTGCTCAACTTCCACCCGGGCAGCAATTACCGAGTAAACAATCTGCAATTTCAGCGGGTGCCGTCGGGCCAGATGGTGCACTGGTTCAAGGCCGTTCGGCCTGGCCAGCATCGCGGCATCCCTGAGGTGGCCCCGGCTCTGAAGCTCTTCGGCCAGCTGCGTCGCTACACCGAGGCCGTGATCGCTGCGGCTGAGACGGCGGCCGACCTGGCTGCGTTCATCCACAGCAACTCGCCGGCCGCAGAGGTTGACGAAGTCGACGCCTTCGCCGCTCTGGAGATCAGCAAACGGACGCTGACCACGCTGCCGGAAGGGTGGGACATCTCGCAGCTGAAGGCTGAGCAGCCGACCACGCAGTACCCCGCGTTCGTGCGGTGCATCTTGAACGAGATCGCCCGGTGTATGCAGCTGCCGTACAACGTCGCCGCACTCGACAGCAGCACCTACAACTACGCCTCCGGCCGCATGGACCACCAGGTCCACGCGATGAATCAGCGGGTGGAGCGGGACCAGCTTGAGCGGACGATGCTCGATCGCGTGCTCGCCGCGTGGGTCAACGAGGCCAGCCTCGCCGGCGTGCTGCCGGCCGCCCTGCCGCCATTCTCGGAGTGGAACTGGGCGTGGGTGTGGGACGGTAAAGACCACGTCGACCCGCTCAAGGAAGCCAACGCGACGCAGACCAGATTGCAGAGCCATACCACCACGCTGGCTGCGGAATACGCCCGGCAAGGCAAGCGGTGGGACGTGGAGCTGAGGCAACGCGCCGCCGAGATCGCCCTCATGAAGGAGCTCGGCCTCGTGCTCGATCTCCTGCCAGACGGCAACTACCCCGGCGCGACTCCCGAGGACATCCCCGAGGAGGCCGACGGGTGATCGCTATCGAGTTTGAAGACGAAGACGACATCGACACCGGCATCGAGTTCGGGAGAACACAATGAGCAACATCAAACTGAGCACCGAAGTGACCTTCCTGCAGGCCGCCGAGGGCGAGGCCGCGTCGGGTGCCAAGAAGTTTCGCATCGTCGCCTACACCGGCGCACAGATCCGCCAGGCGTGGAGCCGTGAGCCGGTCGTGATCGACCTGGCCGGCATGACGCTCCCCAGCACGATCCCAATCGTGTTCGGCCACGACTACTCGCTCGGCTCAATCCTTGGGCAGGGCCGGCCGAGTGTGCAGGGCGGCCAGCTGGTCGTCGAAGGCGAGATCCTCGCTGACTCTGATGCCGCTCGTCAGGTGCTCGCGCTGGCTGCCGCTGGCTACGAGTGGCAGGCGAGCGTCGGCGCCGATGTCGGCCGCCACCTTCGCTTTGGTGAAGACCAGAGCACCACCGCAAACGGGCAGACCCTCGTCGGGCCTGTCCGAGTCGTTCGGGCCTCCACGCTGCGGGAGACCTCTTTCGTGACCCTCGGGGCCGACCGCAGCACGGCCATCTCTATCGCGGCCGAAGAGGCCTCAGAGGAGCTACTCATGGCGGACAACGCCACACCCCAGCCCGCGGACGAGGTCATCGAGACCCCGGTCGTGGCAGCCGCGGCGAGCGTCGCCGTGGAGCCCGAGAAGATCGAGGACAAGAGCAACGAGCTCAAGGCCGAGATCGCAGCACTCACCGAAAAGGTTTCCAACATGGAAAAACTGCAAGCGGCTCGCGATGAGCGGCCCGCGGCCCCTGCGGTCCACGTGGCCCAGCCGGCCGTGACGCCCGAAGTGATCGAGGCCAGCTTCGCCCTCCAGGGCGGGCTGCCCAACGTGGAACGGCACTACGACGCGAAGACCCTCGAGGCGGCCCACAAGGCCCGTCGCGAGCTGTCTCTCGGCGAGGTGCTGGTGCAGGCCGCTGTAGCCAATGGCTACGACGGCAGCAAGCGGGTGACCGCTTCCACGCTGCGGCCGATTCTGGCTGCCGCGTGGGCGACGCACTCGATCTCGGGCATCCTGAGCTCTACGGTCAACAAGTTCCTCCTGTCCGGCTTTGATAGCGTCGAGTCGGCCTGGCGGTCGATCTCGGCGGTTCGCAGCGTCAATGATTTTAAGACGCTGACGAGCTACCGGCTCAACGGCGGCTTCAAGTTCGAGCAGGTCGGCAACGGCGGCGAACTGAAGAACGCCGGCGCGAGCGACGAGTCGCGGACGATCAGCGCAGACACCTACGGCATCATGACCTCGGTCACGCGGACCGATCTCATCAATGATGACCTTGGTGCTCTGACTGCCGTTCCGCAGCGGATCGGTCGCGGCGGTGCGCTGAAGTTGAACGATGTCTTCTGGGCTGCGTTCCAGGATGACGCGAGCTTCTTCACCACGGCCCGCGGCAACAAGAAGACCTCGGCCGGTGCTCTTAGCATCTCGACGCTGAAGACCATCGCCACGATGTTCCGCAAGCTCCGCGATCCCGACGGCAACCCGGTTGCCATCGAGCCGCGGCTGCTGCTTGTCCCGGTTGACCAGGAGCTCGCCGCTGCCGAGATCATGGGCTCGACCCTGATCCAGAGCGGTGCGACTGGCGGCCAGCCGGAGCGGAACGTCATGGCCGGTAGGTACCAGGTGGTCGCCTCGACCTACCTGAGCAACGCCGATGACTTCTACCTCCTCGCCAGCCCGGCCGACCTGCCGGTGATGGAGGTGGCGTTCTTGAACGGCGTGCAGAGCCCGATCGTGGAAACGGCCGAGGCCGATTTCAACACGTTGGGTGTGCAGATGCGTGGTTACTTCGACTTTGGCGTAGCCAAGGCCGAGTACCTCGCCGGCATCAAGGCCGACGTGTCCTGACATTGACCAGGCGGGCCGGTGATCGTGCCGGCCCGCCTGGATCTTCTTTCTCCAACCATAGAAACGAGGTGATCTACGATGGCTTCCTATGTGCAAAAAGGCGACGTGCTTGATTACACGCCCGCCGCTGCTGTCGCCGCTGGCGACGTTGTTGTGATCGGGTCGCTGGTGGGCGTCGCTCCTGTGGCGATTGCTGCCAACAAGATGGGTTCGCTCGCGGTCGACGGCGTCTTCTCGATGCCGTGTGCTACGGGTGCGACCGGTGCCCAGGGTTCGGCGATCAACTGGTACGCGGTTTCCGGCGTGGCGCATGCCTCGACGGGCGTCGCGGCCGGCAAGCTCGCCAAGGCTCGCGTTGCCGACGACACGAGCGTCCACGTGATCCTCAACAAGTAGTTCGAGACCACACCGCAACCCCTCGCTGGCGCGTTTCACCTTCCGCGCGCCGCGAGGGCGTTGCGGGTGGAAACCCTAGAGGTGTGGCGTGGCCGATCTACTGGCAGCTGGTGCGGCATGGATGGCGGGACAGCTCGAGGCTGCCGCCGGCCGCACCGTCACGTACAAGCGCGGCCAGAGCCAGGCCTACCTGACCGCCACCGTTGGCCAGTCAACGTTTGAGTCAGCCGACGCCAACGGCGTGATCGAGCGGTGGGAGTCTCGCGATTTTATCGTGAGGTCGTCGGCGCTGCCGTTTGGCGAGCCGCAACGGCACGATCAGATCCTTGAGACGCTTGGCAATGCTGGCGTGGCCTACGAGGTCCGCAGCCCGCGTGGCGTTCCGCTGTGGCACTACGGCGACGCGTTCCGCAATGTGATCCGCATTCACACGACGCTGATTCAAGACAATGCGACGCTTTCGGGAGCCTTCTTGACCAGGTGGTACGGGGCGTCGGCTCTGGCCAGCCTCACCGACGCGCAGATCACCACAAACCTCGCCAGCGACGTGGCCGATTCGTTCGTACAGACGCGCGACATCGTGTGCGACGGCGAATACATCTACTTCGTGCTGGCGGCCGTGCTGGGGCCGCCGACCTTCACCGTGGGTGGCCTAGTAAACACGGCTTGGCAGTCGACGACCCGTCGGATCGCATTCACCGGCCTCGACTACACGCTGTACCGGTCGACCTATCCGCTCACGGGAACGATCCGCGTATCGCTGGCATAGATGAATGTCGCAGATCCAAGGAACCAACGTCGCCGCACCAGTCGTGCCGTTTTCTACGGCCGATGTGCACCCATCTCACGAAGCAGCATACGGCAAAGGTGGCTACCGATCGGTGGCCAATGCCACGCAGCGGAACGCCATACCCGCTGCCCGCCGAGAGGCGGGAATGTTGGTATACGTCCAAGACACAGGCGTGATCTTTCAGTTGGCGCCAGACCTGTCGAGCTGGGTTTCGCTGTCACTGGGAAGCGGCCCCGCAGGGTCGCTGGCCGTCTTGAGTGACACCGACATCCAGAACATTGCCAACGGCGATTTGCTTCGATACTCAAACTCAAAATGGCGTAACTCGCCCGAAGACAACGTCACAGACGGCGGCAACTTTTAGGAGAGATCATGGCAACAATTCGCATCAAACGGTCTACGGGCAGCTCGGCGCCGACGACGCTGGCCAATGCCGAGTTGGCATTCGCTGAAGGCAGCGGCGTTTTGTTTATCGGCGTCGGCACCGGCGGCGCGGGCGGCTCTGCAACCACGGTCAACGCGATCGGCGGCACAGGGGCGTTCCTTGCACTCTCAGGCACTCAGACAGCCAGTGGCACCTACACGTTCTCGGGTGGCGTGACGTTCTCGTCCACGGTTGCCCTGGGTGCATCTGCCACGGCGACCACGCCGACATCGAGCGACAACTCCACGGCGATCGCCACGACTGCCTACGTAAAGGCCCAGAACTACCTGACTGCCAACCAGACGGTCACGCTCTCTGGCGATGCCACGGGCAGCGGTACAACTGCAATCACGGTCACGGTGGCGAACGACGCAATCACGAATGCCAAGCTCGCCAACATGGCGACGGCGACGATCAAGGGTCGCGCGTCGGCGGGCACCGGCGACCCGGAGGATTTGTCGGCGAGCGCCGTGAAGACGCTGCTGGCGATCGTTCACACCGACATCACCGATTTCGACACGGGCGTGCAGCAGAACCGCCTCGACCAGATGGCGGCCCCGACATCGGCTGTCTCGGTCAACTCGCAGAAACTCACGAACGTCGCCACTCCGACCGACGCGAACGACGCTGCTAACAAGGCATACGTGGACGCCGCTCGAAGCGGCCTTGATGTAAAACAGTCGGTGCGTGCGGCAACGACGGCCAGCATCACGCTGTCAGGCGAGCAGACCATCGACGGCGTGTCGGTTGTCGCCGGCGATCGAGTGCTAGTCAAAAATCAGTCGACGGGTAGCCAAAACGGCATCTACGTCTGTGCGGCCGGCTCATGGTCGCGAGCGACCGATGCAGACAGCGATGCCGAAGTCACGCCGGGGCTGTTCACGTTTGTTGAGGAGGGCACTGCGAACGCCGACAGCGGCTGGGTGCTCACGACCAATGGCTCGATCACGGTAGGAACCACGTCGCTGGCATTCGCTCAGTTCTCGGGGACCGGATCAATCACGGCCGGAAACGGTCTGACGAAGACCGGCAGTACGCTTGACGTGGTCGGCACTTCGGATCGGATTACGGTCAACGCTGACAGCATTGACATTGCCTCGACCTACGCGGGTCAAAACACGATCGTGACAGTTGGCACGATCACCAGCGGCACATGGAACGGCACCACGATCGCGGTGGCCAACGGTGGAACTGGCGGCACTGATGCCGCTACGGCCCGCACCAACCTCGGCCTGGTCATCGGCACCAACGTCCAGGCCTACGATGCCGAGCTCGCCGCCCTCGCAGGGCTGACAAGCGCGGCCGATAAAATGCCGTATTTCACCGGCACTGGCACGGCAGCGGTGGCCGACTTTACGACGTTCGCCCGCAACCTAGTCGACGATGTTGACGCCGCAGCCGGCCGCACGACCCTCGGCCTTGGCAGCATTGCCACGCAGGCGGCTAACAACGTGAGCATCACCGGCGGAAGTATTTCTGGAACGACGATTGATGGCGGAACGTTCAGCTAATGGCAACCATCAAAATCAAATCTTCCGACGCATCGGGAGCAGAGCCTAGCCCGCTCGCGGCTGGCGAACTGGCTCTGAACCGTGCGGACAACGAACTGTTTTTTCTTGACGAGTCCGACAACATCGTGAGCATTGTCGCGATCGACTGCGGCGAGATCGTGGCATGAC